TATTGTACTGCCGGTACTAGCTCCATCCCTAACATTTAAGATACTAGCTGTAGTTATTCCATAAAGTCTATCGTCTTTTACTGTTTCTTCTGTTGGTGGAACATAAGCTGAAGTACTTGAATTGTTATCAGTTATGGCTTTTACTATAGCATTGGCTATTTTTTCACAACTATACTTGTCCATATCTTGCTTAGAATCAACAAATGAGCACTCTATAAGTACACAAGGCATAGATGTATATTTAGGTATATATAAGCCACTACCATCTTTAATACCTCTGTTGCGTATGCCTAAAGCATTAGAAATCTCTTCACATATCTTATTACCATATTGTTCTGATGTACCTCCTTGTATAACCCAACATTCAACACCGGTACCTCCACCAGCATTAAAGTGTATACATAGATGAAGCTTTGAACCACTATTATTAGTCGCCTTAACTCTATAGGCTAAAGAGCCATTAACACTATCAAATCTTTTACCCCATGGAGTGCAATCTTTAGTTAAATATCCCCTAGCCCTAAGTTTATCTTGTATTAAATTCCAAACTTCTTTAGTGAGATCATCTTCTTTCCTATATCCACTAGCCCCAATATCTGGTGGTGAGTTATGACCTGCATCACCACTTATTAAAGTTCCTTTTTCTAAATACATAAAAATACCTCCTTTAAATTTGATTATTCTCTTTCTGATGTTTGTTTTATCAATTGATTAGTTAAAACTGCAACTCCAACGCATATAACCCCTTCTATAACTGCTAGAACACTAACACCTTCCAGTCCTATAGCTCCAACTATACCCACTATTAATAGCACCCATGGGATACTCCAATCCGATACCTTAGGACTATTCTTTAAAAATATACCAACAACATAAAGAGCCGCTACTAATATAAGTAGTTGCTCCGGAACAAATTTTATTAAATCCATTTAATACACCATCCTTTTTATTTTTTAAATATATAGTCTTTAACTTCTTTTACATCACATTTAATATCTTCAATTAAACTTAACTTAGATGTTAGGTCCTGAACAATTTGTTGATAATTTTCCTCTCTTTGTTCGGAACGTTTATCTCTAGTTTCTTGTTTTTTTAATGTATATAGAAATAAGTATACAAACAAGGCATAGCCCAGCCCTTGACTTATTGCTATTTTTAAGACCTCTCCATCCATGTTGCACTTCCCTTCAAGTTTTTAGGCAAAATAAAAAGACTCCTAAAAGTCCTTACTTTGCATTTATATTATTAAATATCTGTTCTGATAAAATCTTCTATTGCATTTACATTTGTCATTACGCTTTCGGGGATTTGACAACTCTTGTGAATATTACTTCTTAAAATTTTTCCTTCAGTGTCTTTCTCATTCAAAGTATAAGATAAAATATATCCATCTATAGTTTTTATTACTGAAAATCCTGTTATATTAAACATTTTAAATACCTCCTACGCAATTATTAGCCTCCATTGCCTCATTAAATCTCATATTTTCATACCCCTTCCTGTCTGCAATTACTTTCCACTCAAACTTTTTATTGATATTACCTCTTACTACAAAGTAAGTTGGATGCTTACTTTGTATTTCTGCATTACATCCAGCCCAACTTGTTAACTGTATTCTGTAGTTACTGTTGCTTGTTGTTACAGTCTCCATATACTGTTGTTCTAAGTGCACATAGCAAAGTCCATCTTCTCCTATAACTCCTTCACCATAATCGCTGAATCTAACAGCTGTACTCTCTTCAGCATACACAAATGTTTTACCATAGCTTTTCGTATCAACTAAGGCCGTTTTCGCTCCATGGTGTATTGCTGTCCTAACATTTATATCTTGTACCGCACTAAACGTTGGATCTGTGAACCACAGAGCTTTATTGGCTGTTATATAACCACTCGCAGAATGAAATGAATGCCCTTCAATTCTTTCTTTTGCATAAATACTTGTCTCTGAAAGTATTTGTCCCTGCACCGTCAACGAGGTTATTGCGGAAGACCCACCAAAATAATGAGAATCACAGATGTATTGCATTTGATTAGCTTTCGGCATACTGATACGGCCATTGTACGGAGCAGTGCCACTCCTCTTAAAGTCTATATAGATTTCTTTGTCATTTTCTGATATAAGTTGCATTCCCTTTGCACCGGGGCCGTATATTTTAAAAGTACCATCTGCTACTGCGTAGAGGTCTAACGCCGCGGCATTTATTCGACCACCTTGAACCCAAAACATCTTTCCACCGTTGGCATGTTCTATGCTAAAATTACCGTTTTTAATTATAACTTCACCGGTCTTGCTAAACTCGGTCAACATTTGCCCTGCCCTCTGCGTTACGGTTGATATAACGTCACCTTGAGTAACCCTTTGTGCTATCGCGTTTGCAGTTTGTGTCTTATACGTATTAAATTCAGCCGAACCTACAGATTGAGCTATCAGTTTGTCTGTCTGTAGCCTATAGGACGAAAATTCAGGGCCACCAACTTTATCTGCTATGGCTCTATCTGTCTGTGTCCTGTAAGTAGCAAAATCTGTACTTTCTACCTTGTGGGATATTAAATCTGCTAGCTGGGTTATTTTAGTTTCTGTAGCCGTTAATGCTGTGGTAGTAGCTTTACCACCCAAGTCATTTTTATATGCCGTAGAACTTGTAACTGTGGCTACTATACCATCAGGTGTTATTTTTTGCTCTGCTGTAGCTACTCTAGTAGATAGAGCTGTCACTTTACCATCTATAGTAGTTGTGGCACTTTCTGTTTTACCTACCCTACTGGTTATACCATTTAGAGACACATTTATTTCAGATACTTTAGTATTTATTTTAGTATCTACTGTATTTATAGCTTTATCTATATCCTCTGGTGCTGGAGTCCAATCTTTAGGTGGCTTATTACCCTCAACCAAAGTAGTCCATTCGATAGTACTACTAGCAACTACGTCTGATGGTATTTGATAAATCCATAACTCAGTGTTGGTAGTTGCACCTACTGCCCATTTAAAAGTTTTAGTATATACCCCATCTGAATTTAAATCACCTGGGAATAATTGAGCTACTGATAGGGAGCCTCCAGAATTGTAAATTCCAAAGAAAGACTTACCATTACCCAAACTACCTTTTATTGATATAGTAACAGTAGTGCCATTTTCTATTTTTGTGGATAGTTTATATTTTTTAATATTATAGTCAATGGTTTCTGACCTAATGCCAGAATCCAACAATAGGTTCCTTACACTAAAATCTAGATCATTAATACTCTTATCTATTTCATCTTGGCTAACTTTTAGCTTAATGTCCTTTTGCAATACATCTATACTAGCAGTGTTTTTATTTAAATTAGTGTTTATATTAACTATATTACCATCTGTAGCAGTCTTAAAAGTGTTAAAGGTCTGATTGTCCACTTTAAGCTTAATAGCATTATCCATGGCCACTATAGTGGCTTGTTGCTTACTTATATTAGTTTTATTTTCTTCTAGTACTATCTTTTGTGTAGATAATTCTACATCTAAAGTTCTATCACCCACTTGAATTTTAGTACCATTAATTTGTGTAGTAGATCCATTTATATTTACTATTACATCATTTATATTAAGCTTGCTACCGCTTATGTTGGCATTATTAGCTACCTTACTATTATCTATTGCTCCATTAGCTATTCTCTGTCCATTAATACTACCAACAGTTATATTATCTGCATTAAGATTTTTAACCGTGATAACAGCAGCATCTATTATTCCAGCACTTAATTTTGTAGCACTAAGTGAAGAAATTTGAGCAGATCCTATTGCACCTTCTGCAATAATAGAACTTCCAGCAACTATCTTACCTGCTGTGGCCAGTTCAACAAATATTTCCTTGGATAAAATAGTATCTATAGATCCTACTTTAGTTTCTAGTAAGGTAATTTTACCATTTGTAGCATTAAGATTTTCTATAGTAGCACTAGTGGCGTACAAGGCATTTATACGTGCAACTTCGGCCTTAAAATCTGTAATACTTGCTTTAGTAGCTATCAGATTGCCTACTCTAATTTCTACTGCATTAAGACTATCTATATCAGCTTTTTTTACATATAAATTTTCTATTCTTGCATTTAGTACTGTTAAATTAGTAACCTTACCTACACTTACTTCAAAGTCGCTTATCTGCTCTGCTTTGATACTATTTATACTACTGCCATCTACGGTACCATTATCCGTTGTAATGTTATTTACTGTGTCAGTAGTATCTTGTTGCTCCTTTTGTATATCTTCAAATCGCAAAAGAGTATTAGCTATCTCACAAGTATTACGTTCGGGTTCTTCTGGATATTCTGTAATCTTTACAATACGTTGTTTCTCTTTAATGCCCTTTTCTTTAGATGTAAGAGTAATGGTATCACCTAATCCATAGCTTAAGATGCTGTACTTATTAGATATATTAGCAAGGTCTATAATATCAGCCTTATAGGCTTTATATGGCTTGGATAACTCTTCTAGCTTAGCAGTAGCATCTTCTCTAAGACTTTCTAATACTGTATATCTTTCATCTTTCCATATAAGGGTTTTCTTTTTATTAGAGTACTGATAATTTTCTACGGTAACTTTTAGATCATCTTTACCTATGGCTATAATTCTTGTATAAAAATCATAGGAGTTACTCTGTATATCAAGGTTCTTAAGATTTAAGGAGTCCATAAAATATACTCCTTTATCACTACCTAGCTTTTCAGATATATTTATCTTTTTATTAAGAGTGTCAAATTGCATTTCTGCAAGGTATGTTTTTTTAGCTTGCTGGATAATATCCCAACTAGAGCAATTAGTCTTTCTTACTGTCCTTCTTTTAGTTACATTACAAGTCCCAATAGTCCACCCTGTGCCTGCAAGTGCTAGAGTTAAGCATTCTGTTATAGTTTTCTCTGTAGTGTCGAAATGCTCCCAGGGTTGACCCTCTAGGGCTTCTATATTTAATGTAGCTTTAATGGACTTCCATTCTTTATTATCTGTAATTTCTTTTATTACAAATTCAGATAATTTAGTTCTTATATATCCTTCTTCTTTAATATTTTTACTTAAATTTGAAGGAAATAAAAAAGAAAGTGTCTTATCTCCTGTGGATAAAATACTTTCTATATTTAAATCTTTATATTTTTTTAATCCTTGTATTTTAGTTTTATTTAAATCATATAGTTGTAACATTTAAGTACCTCCCATCTAATAGAGGTACTTTTATTCCTCTATCATATAATCAATGAGCATAAGCTCTGCAGGTGTCATTGCGCAATTAGAATTTTCTAATTCAGAGATATTAAATTTATGGATATCTACTTCATTTTCTATTGCTAAGAGCTCCTTAATATCTCTATTCCAATTTTCTAGATATTTATCTTCAATCTTAATCTTATTTTCTGAATCTATTAAAGTCTTACCAGCATTATCTTTTTCACTATATTTATCAATTAGTTTTTGCTTTTCAGTATTATATGTTTTAAGTTCCGATTCAATTTTATTTATATTTTTAGCTATACTATAGCTAACCTTTACTGGTAATTCTTTATTAGAAATAGATCCAAGAGCTGCTGCATCATTTAAAATTCTTTCATTAGATATTTTCATTAGATAGTACCTCCTATTATTTCATCTTCTACTTTGTATACTTCGTTGCTAAATTCCAAAATGTCTTTTCTAATCTCTATCTTATTTTTATTATATAGATCCTGGTTTAAAATCGTAGTGCTTTTATTGGCATTGCTAGTCCCATCTGTGCTTATACTTGCATTTAAATACACTACTTGTACTTCTCCTATTGTGCTGTATCCAGTTAAGTTAATATTTTTATTTATTTTTAACATGTTATTACCACCTTTTTATTTATTTTTAAATTTGAAAATACCTCCAATTAAAGGATTTTGTAGTTTTGTGTAGAAATAATTCCTTTGAAAGGAGGTGATTTTTATGTTTGAATATACATTTACAACTGAAAAAGAATTACTTACACCATTTTGTACAGACTTTAAGCAAATAAAAAACAAACTTATTTCTCAAACACCTGAATGCATCCATAGAGTTTCCGAATATCCAAATGGTTTTGTTCTTGAGATAATCCAATATAACAATAAAATTATCTTTAAAACAAATAAAGAATTAATTGATAATAATGACGGAACTCTTAGTGTAAAGCTATAGAAACATAATATTTTGTTTGAGTTACAATTGTATTTCCTAATTTACTAACTAGCTGCTCCTGAGTTTTTATTTTAGGAGTAGCTTCTTTTTTATTTTTACTCATTTATATCCATCTCCCTTTATATTTTATATTTACATCCATTGTATTTTTAGATAGTGTTATTGTATTGCTACCTGGCTTTAATCGTGGAAAGTCCCACATATCTGTATCACCATATTTATTAATACCATCTTGGAGTACTGTACCATCTTCCCCATTTATTATTATTTTTTTATTTTGCTTTAAGTTCTCAATTATAATAGGATCATCATCTAACCCGGCAATGGTCAAGTCTATAGCATCTACGCTTGGAGTTATTTCTACTATTGCTGGGGTTTCCAAGTTGCCTGGTACATTTATTGTTTTGGTTAGGATTCGGTTTAGAGTTTCGGTTACTTGGGGCTTGTATTTATGTCCGGATTTAAATTGTAATTCCAATTCATAAGTAGTCTTAATTACTTTAGAGTTAGAATGATTATCTAGTGTACAATTAAAAAAGAAGGGTATATCATCAAATTTTAAAGTACATGTTTTACTCTTACTTATAATTGTAGACAGTAAAACATGTACTTCTTCCTCTGTATCTCCTTCTATTAGTAATTTAGTTTTTATATCTATATATCTTTCTTCTTGTGCATTTACGATTGGGTCAAATCCATTTCTAAGCCAGTCTTGATAGGTTATGATTTCTGAATTCTGAATATCTTTACTTAAAAGAGTAGCTTTAAAATTATTTATATCAACATTGTTTATAATCATAATCTACCTCTTTCTGGCCACTAATAAAGCGGCCTTATTCATAAAGTAATCTATGTCAGTTTTATCATTAAATCCATAATTACCATTAAAGTTTATTATTGATTTTTGCCCCTCTCCATTAGCCAGACCTTTATTTTCTTCTTTAGTCAATACTCTTTCACCTTCGTGTAACCTTGCAACATAGCCATCATAAGGTACATAATCTAGTCCATTATAAAAACTTCCGGCTATACTTTTACTTCCACCACTATCGTTCATTTCATTTTTCCCTTTTCTCCAAAATGCTAACTTGTCACCTAACCAGCTTACCTTCTCACTTACCCAACTTGTAAGATCGCTCCATATAGCTTTCATTCCGTCCCACACCGCATTCATTGCACCTTTACCAGCATCTAATAGTATGTGGTATGCTCCAGCAAATATAGATCCTATAACATTTAACCCGCTTTCTACTATGTCCCACATTCCATTCCACACGTTGGATAATAAAGATTTAACACCTTCCCAAGCACCACTCCAGTCACCTTTTATTACTGCCATTACTATATTTATAACATCTTTGATTATATTCATAGCTACAGAAATTATAGTTTGTATATACTCAAAATAAGTCTTAGCAATGTTTGTAATATCATCTCCATATTTACTCCATATCTCACTTATTAACTCCCACATAGCTTTTATAATATCAGTAAAAGTTTTGAATATTTCTTTAGCCCATTCTAAAAACCCTATGAACATATTCTTAAAGTTATTTACTGTTTCTGTATTTTGGTTATACCAATCTATAAATGTGTTTATTAAGTCTTGTATAATCCCACCAAAGAAACCAATAACATCTCCCACTATATTAAATACAGTAGTTAAAGTTTCTTGTATTGCTGGCATATTATCCATTACCCATCCTAATAATGTATTTATTATGGGTAGTAATCTTTCTGCCAGTTCCTCAAAAAGTCCCCCAAACTGTTTCTTCATTAATGCTAGTTGTACTTTTAAACTACCATCATACGCATCACTTGCTTTAGTTACGGCTCCTTCTGTTCCGGCCATTTGTTCAATAAAAGCATCTATAGAAATATCGGCTTCTCCAAGCGCTTGTGCCATTTGTGGTCCCGCTTTAGCGCCAAATAACTCACTAGCTTTTTGTGCTCTTTCAAAGGGATCTTCACAACTTTCTATATCTTTTACTAAGGTCTTAAACTCTTCAGGACTTTTTACTTTCTGTAAAGCTTTATTAAATGCCGTACTTGCAGTGCCTGCATCTATGCCTGTTTCTGCAAACATAGCTAAATATCCCGTAGCCTCATCCATACTCATACCTACGGCTTTAGCAGCAGGAGCCATTTTAGTTAATGCTGCTTGACTATCTTGTACAGACATACCATACACCTGGTTAAGTACTAACAATTTATCCATAGCTAAGGTCTGTTCATCATAGGTTAGTGACCACGCATCACCCAAATCATCTATAGCACCTATAGCATCTTCTGTAGCCTGTCCTGTAACCTTTGCATAGTTCATGTAATCCTGTGCATATTTCCCTATATCATCTGCATTCATGCCCATAGCATTACTTAATGTTTCTGCTGCCTTTGCTATATCTTCATAAGAGTCTTCATTAACTTTATATAGCTCCTGGACTGTTTTCTTTACCTTTTCCGTTTCTTCTGCAGTAGAACCTGTTGCGCTTTTAAACTTTGCCATATGGTCTTGTAATTCTATAGCGGATTTACCACCTGCTATAGCCATTGCTCCAACTGCTGCTCCTATAGCAACTACACTTCCCACTACTGCGCCTTTTATAACCCCGCCCATATTACTGGCAAAGCCTTTCCACTTACCTTCATGCTCCATTAAATCTTTATCAGCGGACTGGAATCCTTTTTCCCAGTCTCCATCTTTCTTTATGCCTAGCTCGTACATTATTTTACCCAAGTTTAATAACGCCATACCCTCACCTACCTTTATAAAAAGGGCACAAAAAAAGAACCACTATAAGTGATTCTGAATTTTATTTATTTAATTTTCTATATTGTTTTGTTTTAATATATCTTTCTTTTCTGTTGCCTTATTTATTAAAAATTTAATTACGTAAATAGGAATTAACACCCACCAAAAGAATATCCAAAGCCATACTTTACCTGTGTTTCCTTTAGCTTTAATATTTTTAGTTCTACGGGCAGGACCTCCAGTATTAGTATACCTTATACCTGTTCCTGGAATGCTTATTGTTGTCCTGGTTTTACCATTAGCACCTTTAGATATCCTAAATCCTTTAATACCTGCACTTATGCCCACACCCTTTTTAGAAAAGTTTAGCCTAACTGGTCCTATCTTTTTACTTTTTCTAAATTGTAATCCCATAAAAACACTCTCCCTCTTTAGGAATATAATACCACCTATTCTGTTTTATAGGAAGACATGTTTTTCAATTTTTTATAGTCCGGTTCAATTTGCTTTAGCCTGTGAGCTTTCTTTAAATACTCCCTGCCTTCTTCTGTACTCATTTTATCTTCTATAAAAGCATATTTAAAGTTAGCTAGGAACAAATCATGTGGCATTTGTAACACTTCTACTTGTGTCATATTAGAGTATTTAACTACCATTCTTATTCTATACATTATATATTCCAATAAATCAAAGTCCCCACTATCACCTATAGAAGGTACTATGGGGACTGCTAGTTTGGGTTTTGCTCCAGTCCTATCATAAACTGTGTGTAACCTTTTAATATGGCCATTTGTATGTCCAGAGGTAACTTTTTAATAAAGTTATCATTAAATACTCTTGTATCCTTATTATGGTTTAGTACAACTTTGGTTAACTCCCTGGTAACCTTTAGCATCTGCTCTGGGTTTATTTCATCCATTTTTATATTAACATGTGCTAAGATCTTAATTGCTATATCTTCACTTGGCTTTTTAACGTGCAATATATCATCTTCGCTGAATTTTATATCATAGGTTTCCTCATTGAACATGCTTAAATCTAACATACTCATTTACTTATCCCCTTTCAAAACTAAATTAAGGCAGCTTTTTAGGCTACCTATACCTTTTTATATCCATCTCTTATTTCCACCAAAGTCCCATCTGATTGACTTATTGCTTTGAATTGTGCATCTATTACAGTTTCCTTATCTCCAGCAAAGGTTAACACAAATCCATTACCTGCAGTAGCGACCATACTAATTCTTAGCTTATTATCACCGTCTTTGGTGTGTATAAATCTAAGGACATAATTTTTAAGTGCTTTTGCCCCACCTATCTTTAAAACTTTTTCACTTTTTGTAGGCTCATCCGTGACTTTTGCTGGAGATAATTTTTCTAAGTTTTCAATTGCCCAGGTCAAAATTCCAGACTTAAATGTTACTTCTTCTTTAGTTATAAATCTTTTTACAACTTCTCCATCGTCATCTACAACCTCATATTCCGTAGGCTTGTATTCAAGGCTCGCTCCACCCTTAATTCTACCTACAGAATTTGCTTCTGCTTCTATAACATCATCTTCTGGTATAGCTTTACCATCGTACTCTGCCA